CCTGGCCCAAGCCTTGAAATTATTCAACGAATCGAATCGATTGAGGGGAGCGCCATCGCTGAAATCCTCAATCGTTTCTACTTGAGAGAAAAATTTTCCTACCGCCAGCTTTGCCGGAGGTGGGCTATTAATAATCGCACACTTAGGCGATTGCTTTCTTATTTTGAAATCCGGCCTCGCAAAGGGGGAGACGCCATCCGCGCTCAATGGCTCCATGCTCCATCCGAACGCCGCATGAAAGCTGCGGAAATGATGCGCACTATGTCCAGCGCAATGGCACGCGAAGGACGGCATCCACGGCTGAATAAAACAAAAGATCTGGATCATGGAACGATGCAAGCGGCACAAAAACTCAAAAAAGCAACGTCTGCGCGACGGCTTTCGGTCAGGGCCAAAAATGCGGAGGCCCATAGATGCCTTATTCGCAGAAACCCACCTGGACATGCGACAAGCAAAAGAACCCCGACAAAAGCCGAATTTCTTATTCTTGAACATTTGAATTATCTTGGTTTGAAGCCTATCTTTAACCATATCGTTATGCCTGATATCGGTCCCAGATGGATTAACATTTTCATTCCCGCGCTTAACCTGGCTGTTGAGTGCGAGCATCTCAGCCGATTTCCTTTGGATTGGGTCCGCCATGAAAAAATCAGCTCCCTCGGCATCAGGATCGTTTACATCACAAATAAACGTATCCACCGTGGGATCTTCGGCGGTCTGGACAAATATATCGCCTGTTTGCAACTCCTCCGCCCGCATCCAGCCGCGCATGGTCAAAATACGGTGGTTTGGGGTCGCATCAATAAAACCGTCTTTAAAAATCAGCCGGACCAGATTGCCGTTGAACCTATTTCTGTGGACCGCGGTTACTCGTTGCTCCTGACCACTACCCCCGATGACCCAATCCTGAATGCCTATCGATTCAATCGGCTTCCATCCTGATGGAATGAGCGCCATAGTTCCCAATGGAAAACAATTATAACCATTAGGCGGGTACCACGTATCCCAGAAGGGATGATCCGCCGGAAATATCTTTCCGTCCAGTGCCGCATGTGTGGGCCTCGTGCGCGAATCATTGACCGCATCGTATTCCCAGTAGGGAAATGCCTCTTTTTGCGCCACCATCTGCTTATATCGGCCGGTGGTATAGGCGGTCTGCACATTGGTGCGAAAGATGGTTTCCATTCGCCAGGGCGTAAAATCAGGCGGCGCCGTCCAGCCACGCGTCTCGAATATGTCATCAATACGGTCCCTGAAATCCGCCAGGGTTTCACCCTCTGCAATGGCCTTCTCCACCGCCGCGTGCATATCCACTAACACGTCCATCTGTATGACGTGCGACACGGTGAATGCCAGCGCCCGGGCCTCGTCCGCGATGGCATAGAATTCATCCGGCGTGAGCGTGAGGAGATCCTTGAATGCCTCAATCGCCTCCTCAAAGGGTAATGGTTTTAATTCAATTTCAGGCATATATTTTTCTTTTTTATTTCCATGAGCTATCAGCTATGAGCTACGGGGGATCGTCGATCGCCCATACAGTTCCGCCACATACATGGCTCTCGCAATCAATTCCTCGAGGTCCTTCTGATCCATGCCGGAATACAATCCATACAACCCGTCCCGGATCTCTTCCAGGGAATGGGCGTTACTGATCAGCTTTTTTACCGGCGCTGCAAGCCCATTCATGGCCCGTGCTGCACGATCAACGCTTGCCTCGACCAATCCCTCTATTTTTTCCTGTTCAGGGGTAAAGCGGCCCGATTTTGGCACCGTAAATGCCATCCCTTGTGATCGAGGCTCCACTATCTCCTCGTCCTCTGCCGGCTCCGGGATTCCATAGGTCTCATAGAAATACTTTCTCCCCACCGGGACCCCGATCTTTGACGTCACCCGCTCATCGATCTCGCTGCGCTCCTTGAGATCTGGCTTGCGCTCTGCATGTGTCTTGATTTTCGGATATTCGGTGACTCCCGGAAAATTATAGTCCACGATCCAGCGGATCAGTCCTTCGTTGAGGCACGAATCAAGCAGATCGGCATCGGCCTCCAGAATATCCTGCCGCACCTGGCCACGCTCTTCCTCGCTGCCGAGCTTTCCCGGCGTACCTTCGGTGCTGGCTGTCTGTCCCAACACCGCCTTTGAGATCTGGGCGTCCATATAATTACAGAACTTCTCGTAGGATGCCTCGCTTCTTCTTACCGCCTCGAGCAGATCGATGGCCATATCGTTCGGGATCTTAATCCCAGTCTCATTCTGTATGGCATCGATGGCATCCAGCAGGGCCTGCTGTTGACCCGAATCAGTACCCGGGGGATATTTGCCCACGGCAGTGGGCATGCCGAATTTCTCTAAAAATATCAGCCAGAATTTGATGCCGTGCTTTTTGAACCATACGGGCCACCAGAGCTTTTGCCCCAGGCCCTTGCCGTACGGGTTGTCGGAATCCGCAAAGGTAAACACGATAAATTTTTTCTCCGGCACCTCCTCACCCTCGATCATATTCTGTGGAGTGAGAAGCCTGAGCTCCCGATTGACGGTGAAGGAAAATCGGCGAGGGTGTTTGCCGATGAGCTTTTGTATTTTTATGTCGCCGTTGTGGATTTTCCACAGCACCTCGCCCGTATAAAATCCATAGAGCACCGCCTGCATGATCTCATGGCGCGCCTGGTCGAAATTGCACTCGACCAGGGTTTCCTTGACAAAATCCGCTATTTTTTCCTCCTGGGGTGTGGCCGATGGCCTGCCTAATTTTGTTGCGCTTTTTGCCGGTAGTATCTCCCAGTCCTTTCCCACCACTGCCAGATACCGAGTCTGGAGTACGCTGCCCGCGTGAGGGTCCCTATCCACCTCATCATAGAGCTTGAGTCCCTTTCCCTTTGCCTCGGTCCGCAGGGTCGGGTCAGGGTTTTCAAGCCGCCTGATCCAGCCTGCAAAGACGTCGATATCTTTTTCAGCGGTTGCTATTTCGTCGGTAGTCGGTTTTTGCGCCGTTTCCTCAGTCATTAAGACCCCCCATATACGCTGCCAGGTGAGTGTATTCCCTGGCTCTGCCGGTGGATTCATATTCAATCACCCCGGCACCTGCCAGTTCGTTCTTTGCATACAATCCCAGGGCGCCTGCAATTGCCGAGTCGCCATGTCTTAGATACCCGTCTCGCCCTTTGTTTCGAAGTGTATCCGGTACCTTTGCGATGCCTTTCTCCATTCTGACTGCGCGGTGATCATCCAGAATATCCGCATCCCGTGGGAGAACGATCGTCCTGTCCTCGAATGCCGCCTTGTAGCGTGGCATGTTTTCCCGGTACCACTCGTTTGTCAGCATCACCTGAAGAATCCTGTATGACCCATAGCGCTGCATTGCCACCTCTGCCAGATACTGGCCGTTCCCCCTGGCATCCAGGGCGCCCCCTGAGAACCGGGGCAGGCGGTCGCACACGTAAAAAAGAATCTGCTCCTGCTGCCTGAATGGTACATTTCTCAGCTCGAGCACAAACGGCGGCCTGCATACGAGATTCGGAAGCTCCTGAAAGGGTATGATGACCGTTAAATCGCCCGTTCTGCCAAAATCCTCTCCGAAATACGTTGGAATATCTTTGTTTAAATCCGCCAGGTGTTTCACGATATGCTCCTCACACCAATCCAGTGCCTCCTTCTGTCTGTTATATTCGGACTCCTCTGCAAATTTCGATGCGCACATCCAGCGCAAAACCGGAATATTCCACTCCATACAGGATTCCACAAGCGCCCGGGAGAGATAGATACCCCTGCCGCGGCTGGGGATGCAGAATAGCTCCTCATCGGCGAATTCACCGTAAAAGTCGATAAGCGCACTGCGCCATTCGGTTTCTGCCTCCTGTGTCCATTCCTGTTTCAGGCGGAGGCAAATGCGCTTGTAAAGCCCCTCAGCCAGTGCATCATCCAGGGTGGTTCTGTGCAGGCTGTAGGCTTTTTTGCCGGCCCGTATCTCTGTAATCAGATCATTGAAAGGATTGTCATCACCGTCATGGGTGCTGATAATCACCACCCTGCCGCCCCACATGAGCATGGCAATGGCTGCCTTGATGAGCCCTGAAAGATCCTCATGGAAGGCAGCCTCATCAATGACGATTTTTCCCTGTTTTCCACGCAGGTTGGAAGGTCTGGAGGAAAGGGCCACGATCTTGAACCCCGAGGCATACGTGATACGAAATGCCGCGATTTCTCTGTCCTCATTTTCTTCTTTAAAGACAAATTCCTCAACGGCCGTGGCAGCCTGTTTATAATGCCTGGACCAGTCGGCACAGTCCTCAATAAACTCCCTGGCCATGTCCTTGTTGTAGCCGATATACCAGACATCCATACCGTGTTCTGATGCGGCAAGCAGGGAATCATCACCTGCCTCGGCCCAGGAGGCCCCGATACGGCGGGATTTTTCAAAAATCTTAACCGGGCTTTCATCTGCCACCCAGCGCTGCTGATACGGCAAGAGAGCCTCCGGAGTGCGAAGTGCACGATTCTCTTCCGGTATGTGCCCTTTCATGAAACCCCCAATATTCGTTTCCTGATCTCCTCCACCACTTCATCGGAGAGGCCCCGTTTTTTTGCCACTTTGTCCGTAGCCTGGACCGCTTCTTCCAGTGTCTTTTCCCTGACCTTGCTCTCCATCTCCGCCTGCCATTTTTTCTGCCGCACTGCTGCCTGCGCCAGCTTGGCCACCATCTGGCCGATCCTGGGGAGGTTCTTATTGTCCGCCTCCAGCTCCACTAGCAGTTCAAAGGTTTTTGTCTGCACGAGCCGGATAATGGCATCGTTCATTGCGCCCGCGTCATCCTCCGAGGCCTCCGCGATTGCCTTGGCCTGGTCCGTGGCCACCTTGAGCGCCTGAAGCCGATCCTGAAATTTCTTCCCGTACCGGTGCGTGCTGGATTTCGAGATCTCATAGCCTATGGATTTGAGCCATTCGGCCAGCCCCTCGTACCCGGAAAAGCCGCCCTGGATCAGCTTTTTCTCAAGCTCCCGGCGTATTTCCAATGGCAACAATTCCACGCTCGACCGCTGCATAATTAACCCCTTACCAGTATTTCGCCGGACGGGCGATCCCGGGCAGGCACTCGACCGTGTACTCCACCACGTCAACCCCGTGATGGGTCAGCTCCGCACTCCAGCATGCCGTATCCTTGCCGGTGATCACGACCAGCTTGCGGTCTTCGAGATAATCCATCTCGCGCCTTAGCTCTCTGGGTGTGACCGGCATATCCTCGCCGCCCACCGTGGCCATGATCACGTCTTCAGACACGGGATAGGGTCGGCCCACGTCCAGGGTCTGTAAGATTCTCCACCGCAATACCTCTATGCGTTTTTTCTCCGGGTCCATTACTTACCTTTCCGCTTAATTGGTCTTATAGATTGATGCACAAACTCCCATATCGCGTCTATTTTTTGCTCGATTTTTCCGAAGCTCATGATCCAGTCCTCGCGCCGGACGTATTCCTTGGGCAGGGCTTCCTTGAGTTCTGCGAGCTCCTGGCGCAGCTTATCGTGGCGGTTGCCCTGCCTCACGACGTTGGCTTTTATGTCCCGCAGGTAAATTATCGCGAAGGTCAGCAGCGCCGAAAACACGCACCCGACAATTATAAGAGCTATTTGTGTTTCCATAGAATGCTTTACCCTTTTATGGCTTTAACAATATCGGCTACTATGTTTGGCTGAGCTGGTTGTCCCGTGGCAGCACTATACCTCGCCTTTTTCTCCTTGCTTCTCAGGCCGAAATATGCCCGTAGAAGAGCCGTGGGTGTCCCAAGTACCGTGAGCATCAGCGGCCATGACTCGGACAGTGCCTTGATCATACTCACGTGGTTCTGATAAATCGCCACTATCCACATGGACGCGAATGCAATGACAATGAACGCGATTATCTTGGCCATCATCAGCGCAATCTCGGGCCTGGTCGATGAGCCTGTTTTATCGGCCTCTGCCAGGGAGCCTTGAATCTGCGTCCACGAATTGATCTCTGCGATTTCCACATCGATCTCTTTCGATAGCAATTGCGCCTGCTGGTCAGCCGGTAACCCGCTTACAGCCCGGCCAACCTGCTCCCCGGTAGCCTCAGCAGGAAGTTTCTTCTCCTCGGGTAAAAACCCGTTGACGAGATCTATGATCAGACTTCCTCCCGGGACGACATTCTTAAGAATCGTCGATCCCACCCTGCTAATGATATTTCCAAGCTTCATGTTACACCTCCTTTTAGCCGTTGGCTGTAAAGGCAAAGATCAAAACAAGCGTGCTTATGAGGATAATTATCGCCATAAGAATGGCTGTTCGTACTATCTCACGCGAAAATTTTTTCATAGCTCGCTCCTAAACTTCTCGAGGTCAAATAATGCGCCGGGGCAGCTCTTATATGGGGCATATTCCCTGTGACCGGATATATGATCCACGGGTATCCCGAAGATGCTCATGAGTGTTCGCACCAGTTTAAGCCCCAGGAGCCATTGCTCCGGCAGCGGTTTAATCAGATCGAAATTCCCTAAAAAACAGATCCCGATCGATTTTCCATTCATGCCCTGCTCTTTGCAGTGGGCGCCATTCTCTCCCATCATACGGCCTATAAGGATCTCGTAGTGATCGCCGATCAGCTCGATACCGAAATGATATCCGATAGCCCTCCATCCCAGATCCTGGGTGTGGTATTTTCTGATCGCATTCCAGGAGACGGTGGCTCCGTCCTTGGTGAGTGAGTGATGAAGAATGATATATTCGATATTCATTGTGAGAATATCAGTGTCGAGGCTGGTCAATTCGCCTTCCATTCTTTCCAGCCGGTTATCGGCTTGTTTAAGCATATGACGAACCGCCTCAATGCCATTTCTCATGATATGATTCACCTGATCCTTTCGTGGAATCACTTTTAAAGCCTGTGATTGGGCGGAATCCAGGTATCCGCCCTGCACATTTTGTTCATCCCGCCTGGTTCCGGCACGGAACTTTGAGTGCCCTCCACCGGAAGCTCTTTTTTTATGTGGCTTACCCTGGATCTCGCATACACCAGTGGTCACTACCGGCTTACCGCGTTCCGGCACGGAACATGACCAGGGATGCCCTGGTTATCACAATAAAAAAGCCCGACACCTCGATCCTCATCCGAGAATCGAATGCCGGGCTTCTGATGAGTTCTTACGTTATTACTTCATTTTACAGAACTCCGTCTACCCCTGATCCCGCCAGCCTGGGCAGGATAACGCTATATTTTGTATTAATTTACAGATTTATATACAATATGTCAAATTTTTTTGCTAATCCCAAATCACTTTCTCAGAATTTCTCACATTAATCGCCTTAATGGCTTCTATTACCTTGATCGCGGTGGCCACATCCAGGAAATTCTCATGATCAACGCGAAAGCGCCTGCGCAGGAATCCTCGCAGGGCTGCCTTCTCCTTGCCGGGCATATAATACGTGCCTGCCAGCTGATACCAGAGGACGTAGATTTTACCGATTAATCCCGATTTATCGGGATGCGAGTTGCGAGTTGCGAGTTGCGAGTTAACGCGTAACTCGGAACCTGTAACCCGGACCCGACTCTTGAAGCCCCTGGCTTCGAGATGCCGCATAACATTCCTCCACCCCGGGTACCGCATGGTCCTCAGGCTCGGCGACCCGCCGAATTCGGCCTGGATCCGGTGCCGGTCTTCCTCACTGATCCCCAGCTGACGGAAGGCCACAATCGCAAGTGTTTTTTGTCTATTTGATAACATTTTTTTAATTGTCAATCTTCAATCGTCAATTTTCAATTAACTCACTTTCTCCAGCAACCCACTCAACTTTTGCGACAGCTCCTGGATCTCCCCGAACATCTCCTTTGGTAACAACACCTTGCCGAACTTATCACGCAGGAGCCTCAGTTCATTCGCATATCTTTCAGGCTCTTTTGTCATCTTATCCAGGAAGGTCGATACCATCACGACAGGCGCCGGTTCATGAACACTGGGCTTTATCTTTGTGGTTAAAGCCGGCTTTGCCGTCTTGAGCTCCTCAAACTCGAAAGTGAGCTGCTTGACCATATCTGCCAGCACCGCCTGCTTGCCCCGGGCCGCCTTGGTCAGCCCGGTCATGGCCCTGCGCCGAAACGTCTCGTAAAATTCGTCAACCTCTGCCTGGCTCTCTGCAATCCAGTACCCACCGGTGCTCCCCGCTTTGCTCAGGATCGGCTGGTCATGATCGATCACCAGGTGATTGACAAGGTACCGGACATCCCGCTTCCACATGTCGATCCGTCGCTGATATTCACTATAGGTGACCCTCAGATAATTCATATGCTCGCGCCATTGCACGGCCAGATCCTCGGCCGGGATCTTGTTGTTTTTGCCGACATGGTCAGCCAGAACCTCCATCATAGTAGCCTCGGCCTCGGTAAATGCCTGGCTGTGGTCACCGGTCTCAATATCGACACCCATATCCTCGGCTTTCATGACTTTTCCCCCTTGCCTAAAGTATTTGCGATGTCCTTAAAATCCAACTGCCCCGGCTCACCTTGCCTCATGCCTGGGCCATACTGCCTTACGTTTTCCCGCTCCCTCTCCTCCTTCGCAGTCAATCCCTCGGCGCTGAGCCGATCCGCGGTCTTCACGAGCAGGGTGTGGAGATAATTATGATTCCGAAATCCCCTCTTTTGCATATTGCAAATCGTAGTCATGGCTGTGGCCACGTCATGCCAAGTCGTGCGATAGTACTTCCCGCGAAACGAAAACGTGAGTGTCTCCAGGAGCTGGACGATACTTTTAAAAATCCGCAGGCGTTTCGTAAGTGAAACGTCGCCGTACTCTTCTTGCCGAAAGCACTCGGAATACTCCCATACAAGCCGCCAGTGCTGCCCCAACTTTGCAGCAATGTCGTGAGTTTCCGACTGTTCCAATTCCCTGACGGCCTGTTCCATCTCAAATCGTGAACCACATTTCGGACATATCAACTTCATAAATTGCTCCACAATTTAGCAGTTTAGTTCATAGCTCATAGTTTTAAGTTGCTATCATCTATCAGCTGTGAGCTAAGTTGCTATGAGCTTCTTTCATCCCTGATAATTTCCACCACCTGGGCCGCAACACCGATCCCCAGGCTGATGACCAGCCACGGACCCAACCACCACCAGTTCATATTAAGAGCCAGTATGATGTAGTCCATATGCCAAATGCTCCTCTTTTAATTCCGCAACTCTTGCCGCCAGAAGTGCCTTGCCCTTCTCGCACCCCTCGCACTTCTTGAGTCCCTTTCGATAGCGGTTCATGCACGCATCCTCCGCCATCATGATCCGCCATTGCTCACAATAGAAATATTTCCGCGCCATATTAGAAGCCTTTTTTCAGCAGATACATAATCTGCATATCCAGGGGCCGAAACTCATCGCGCGCCTGAGCGTGCAATCGCTCTAAAAGTTCCGGGTATTCGGTAAAATTCAGCTGAATATTACATTCCTTTATTGTTTGAGATGGGGTTGTGCCCTTCCGACCGTCGACTCCTCTCTCGCTGAGCTTTTTGCCGCCGTGCGATGCCTTTTCTTTCTTGTACCACCACCTATCATAATGTTTTTTGCACATGCCACGGGCCTTGAGCTTGGTCTTAGTGCAACCCTCGATGATGCATTGTTTTTCTGTGCTCACGCCTAACACCTCCTCTTTTATCCGTATCCCCTGCTCGCAGTCCCAGCAGTTGGACCGCTCGCAGGCTATTGTCGCTTTACTGGCAAAAAAGTATCGACCGTAGGAACTGATTGCCTTTCTTTCCGATTCCTCCTGGTATTGAAGACACGCCGTTTTCCGCATGATGCACCGCTCCCGCTCGCAATAGAAATACTCATCGGCATGTTTATTAAGAAATCTCTGTACTGCGGGATCATGGTCAGTTATTATCATTGATTTACTTGCTTCCATCATACTTCCTTTGCCCCGTGAAACAGCCCGAAGGGCGATTTCACCGGGGCGGCACCTCATTCCATTGATCCAGGATAAAATGGCACCCCTCACTCTTTTAAGGCGTCACCCTTACTTTCACTCCGCCAAAAAGCGCCACCATTTTATTCCTAGCTCAATTTTCGTCGGCATAATAAAACCTCCGGTTATTCGTTGGATCGTTTGGATCGTTTGGATCGTTATTATCGTTAATATCGTTAATATCGTTTGGATCCCGATTTACCGGGATCTCAACTGACCATTCTTTCTTCATACCTCATCATTCACTATTTTCTTCAATATCAGTAATATTTCATCGCTGATCCGGACCTGGATCTCCCGCTCCACATTATAGAGCCCCAGAATCAGATCCGGGTTCTGTCTATTGGCCTCCTCCTTAATCAGCGCCATGATTTTGTCTATGTTTGACATCGGTAAAGGGCATAATATGATTTCTGGTAAACTCCCGCGTGTACGCCGTTGAGAGCATTCGCACATCCGCCTGCAAATCTGAATTCTCCTGCATTAATTTGACAGGCTGGCAGATCTGAACCATCACCGCTGCCCCCAGACATGCACCCAGTAGTATGATCGCCACAAATCGTACTATTCTCATTAACGATATTAACGCTCCCAACGATCTCAACGATCCCAACGCTCCTTTAATCCCACAACGCCTCACCTTTTTCTCGCATGGCTATTCCTCCTTCATAAGAAAGCCATACACATCCGTCAGCAAATCAAGGTTGAATTCAACGCCGTAATTTACCTGCCTCACCTTGGCCACCTTGAGCGTTTTGGTCATATTGCGAAAACCTTTTCTTAGCTGGGAAATTTTATAGAGGAAATCGATGCATTCTTTATTCAGGCCAGGTTTGAGAGATTCCGCTATCATCACAACATCCTTTCGGTTGACATGGAATCTATCTCGTTTCATGGTGATGCGTCCGTAAATTTGATCATAAAGATAGGCCTTGTCGGTATCCCCTTTCATTTGATCATAAAGTCGCTCCTGGCCCACATACACAATACCCACATTGCCGCAGTCATGGATCTTTCGAATCACCTCGAAATTCTCCCAGCGTAAAAGATGGGCCTCGTCAATAATTATGAGTCGGTTCGATCCCTTGAGCCGGTCAATGATCGAATCCAATAACAGGCTGTTGGTGCCTGATCGAACAGTCCCGCCTGTCTTGCTGGCAATCATCATTAATACGGATGATATTGATCGCCTGGTAAGATCGGCCGTAATGAGAATTGAGGCTCTGTTTTTCCGCTTGTATTCATTGCATGTTCGTGTTTTGCCTGACCCTGACCGCCCGACTGCAACGCCCATTTCATGATATTCATCACAGAACTGGAGGACCTCCCAGATCAGCTTTGCGTTATGCGTCGGACAGAAGGCCTCCTCTTCCAGTGGATGCTCAAAATCCTCTTCCCGCCGTAAGAGATTGGCGATATCCTTCTCGATCTCTGCAATGTCTCCCTGATATTTACGATTGATATACTGGGAGACGAGCGCTGCACTTTTGTCGATCATCATTGCAATCCGGTTCACCGAGGCCCCGCTCTGATCCCGCCAGAGCATGAATCGCCTGTGCAGGATCTCATTGTACCCGGATGGTGGCTCACCTCCTGATTTATTGCTTGTTGAATCATTGTTTAATGGCTGTTGAATCGTCATTTAATTTCCTCCCGGTATAGTTAATTTGAAAAATCTCCCCGGCCGCTGCTCTTCCTCGCGTTTTCGCTGCCGCTCCTCGAGCCGCCGCCTGGCATCCTCCATATACTGCTCCCGGAAATCTTCCAGGCTCACGTGATTATCTTTGCGCTCCGCATCTTGTTCTTCTTGTTCTATACGCCCTTGCACCCCATCCAATGGCGTTCTCAGCACCCTCACCACCTTGGTCGGCTGATCCGGATGCTCCCCGCTCGGCTCCTGTTTCTGATAGCCGAACTCCACCTCGATCAGGTTCTCGGCTGCCTCGCGCTCGGCCTTGAGTGCCCGCTTGCGCTTTGTCTCGACTGCCTTGATCTCCTGATATGCCTCCTCATCATTCCAGGCCGTGCGGTGCGTACGCTCGGCCATGCAGAGGTATTCATTGTCTTCTGTGTATATATAGAGGATAGAGAGATCTGCCGGATCATACCGGTAGACCACATATTCTTTTTGATGCTCCATAAGCTCGGCGCTGCGGTACCGCTCGCCGAATGCCACGATCCCGAAGCGGCCCACCTTGACGCGCCTTGATTTCATCATAAGGAGCCTGAGCGATGTGGGAGAGACACGCCGCTGTGCGTGGGTTGCAAAATACTCATTCCACACCTCGTTGGGCGAGCGACCATTCATGCCGTGGCCCTGGTGCCGGTGATCCTGGTTGTAGGTTTCGATGTAGTTTGCTATATCTTCTTCCATCTCATCCCATTCCAGTTTCAAGTTTCCAGTTTCAAGTTTCGCTATCCTCTTATCCACCCCCTCTGGTCTATTCTGTATATTATTTCCCCGGTAGGTGGGAAATGCCTTTTGAAAGTTCTGCTCCTGTGTCCAGAACCACCGCTCGATATTTTTGGCCCTGGCATTGGCAGGAATACAGAAATGCGGATCGATTCCGAGGAGTTTGTAGACGCCTTCATATTCATCTTCGTTGACCTTGAACCGGAACCGCTTGGTCTGGCCGCCGGTGAAATGCTTGGCCGAAAAATCACGGCCGTTGTCAATAACGGCATGCTCTGAGGCGCCGTATTTTTCGATGGTGTATTTCAGGGAAAGGTTAATGGTGTTACTCGAGGGGACATCCGCCAAAACCCAGCCCAGGATTTTTCGTGACTTCATATCCTTCCAGGCCGTGATCCAGGGAAACAGCGTGCGCCCTAAAGGATGTTTGACCGCCACATTGATCTGGGCATGATCCGCAACATACAACTCACCCGGGCTCATCTGCTCATAATCCCTGAGCACCGAAGGAAGGTAATGCTCACGCCAGTATTTCTCGCCCTTGCGCCACCGGTCCCTTGTTTCCTGCGGGATCCGCTCCAGGTACCGGCGCATGGTGGCAGTGGACGGCAGCCGCCAGCCCTGTTTTTTTGCCTCGGCCTTTAACTGGGCAATACACCAGGTGGCCGTGGGCTGGTTGATGTTGCAGTATCTCTGCCACAGCCACGCCTTGGCCTCTTCCGGCCAGTCGGTGAAGTTATGGGTGGCGCCGGACTGGGGCAGTAATCCCTCAATTCCTGAATTCCTAAATTCTGTAATTTTCCTGAAAAGCGTCTGATGGCTGAAAGCTTTTTCGCCCGGGTGATCGATCCGGTAAAGCTTCACAAAATCCCTGGCCGCCTTCACACGCTGTTTCGGCCCCCGGTTTTTTGCATATGCCTCAAACGCCTCGATAATTTTGAGCCACCGCAGGGCCGCATCTTTTTTCCACTGCGGCTGCCGGTCAAAATCATCAAACTG